CGCCAAAATGTCCAACGCCACCCTGACCAACGCCAACTTGACCGACGCCAACTTTGATCGCGCCGTCGGGATCGTAGCGTGGCAGGGCGGCGCCTACGGCCCAAGGCGCCGAATGGTCCGTGTCCTCGTGGTCGACGGCACGGTGACGGTCATGGCCGGGTGTCTGACCGGATCGGCCGAGGCGGTCGCCCACGGACTCGCGCTGCGACTCAACGACTGGACTTTCGAACTCGGCGAAGATTCCGCTCGGCGAGAACTGGCCGACGCCCTCGACCTGATCAGTGTGGGCGTCGCCCATTGCATCGCCCGCACCGGCGCACATCAGGCGCTGACGGGTTGAGTGCCACCTCGACCACCGAACAGCAGCCGGGAGTAGGGTGACAATATGCAAAGTGTTGTCATCTTGCTCGAAGGTTTGAATCCCGAACCTTGGAAAGCGCCCGACGTTTTCCGTGGCCGGGGCGTCAAGAATGCTGATCTGCGCGCCTACCAAATGGCCATCGCTGAACTTCTCGAATCGGAGTTGAGCAAGATCGGCATCAGCGCCCCGGCCTTTCCCAAAGGCGAGCACCTCGATGTCTGTTTTTGGTTTTGGAGACATCTGGCCTCCTATCAGACGAAGACTGGTAGAAATTCGATGGCCAGGAGGGCCGATTCGACCAACATGCAGAAAAGCACCGAAGACGCCCTACAGAAAATCATTTTCGACAACGACAAAGACAATCGTTCGGTGTGCTCCCATTGGGTCGAGCAAGGGCCAGACGTTGAACCAGCCGTGCTCATTTCGATTCGCTCCTCTTCGCTGGTAGATGGATTGCCTTCCATTTCGGAGGGGGTGTGGATGCGGAACAACTTGAGCAGCAGAAACCCTGGAGCGATGGTGACGGTTGAAGCAAGGGTTGGGTGAAGCGGTGGAACCAAGTCTGGTAATTCACTCGGACAATCTTGTGGCGCTTTCGACCATGGAGGATGAATCTTTCCAGCTCATATACGTCGACCCCCCATTCAACACTGGGAAAGTTCAATCAAGGTCGATCATGAACGTCGAACGTGACGCTGAAGGTGGAAGGGTGGGATTCTCCGGGCAGAGATACAAAGCGATTCAAGGAATGGCGCGCTCCTACAACGACTCCTTTGCCGACTACTGGGAGTTTCTGGAACCGAGGCTCGACCAAGCCCACCGCCTACTTGCCGATACCGGCACCCTCTACCTGCACCTCGATTACCGGGAAGTTCATTACGCCAAGGTTCTTCTAGACGTGATCTTCGGCAGGGAATGCTTTCTGAACGAGATCATCTGGGCATACGACTACGGCGCCAGATCCAAGAGGAAGTGGCCAGCCAAACACGACAATATTCTTGTCTACGTCAAAAATCCTGATGCCTATTGGTTCGACTCGCAGTCTGTGGATCGAGAGCCGTACATGGCCCCAGGCCTGGTTACGCCGGAGAAGGCGGCTCTAGGGAAATTGCCCACCGATGTCTGGTGGCATACAATCGTGTCTCCGACCGGCAAGGAGAAGACCGGTTACCCCACCCAGAAGCCGGAGGGGATCGTCAGGCGAATCGTTGCGGCCTCGTCCAGGCCAGGCGACTCGGTGCTCGACTTCTTCGCTGGCAGCGGCACACTCGGTGCTGTCGCGAAAACCATGTCGCGCCGATTTGTCTTGGTGGACAGCAACCCGGAGTCGATCGAAGTGATCAAGCAAAGAATTGGCACGCTTGACCTCGACGGCAAAGAAATCGAATACAGAAAACTGGATTGAGGGATTGTATGGATAACCAAATGACCATGAAGCCACGCGATCTGTTCGTGGCGGGATACACCATCGCGATGCACGATCAGGTGCAGGAAATTGTTTCGGTTCTCGACGAGGAATCGAAGACGACCTTCCTCAAGGCGATGATGCGATCAGCGGACAACCAGTGGAAGCAGTACCTTGAAGGCGTGGCGAAAGTCAGGAGCCTGCGCTCCGGTCAAGCCACAAGCTCCCCCAACAACAAGAAGGACAATTGATGAACGAAAACGCCAATACTGTGAAGCCCCCGGTGATTCTGTTCGGGGACGGTGTAACGCCAAAGGCGAGCGTCAAAAGCCCTAGCGATTACTACAGGGAGCTTTACGGGGAAGTAAGCAATGAGGGAAAGACCCCGGAACAAAGCGAAGATGATGTTGAAGTAGAATCGCAAAAGACTGAAGCACCCCCCACTCCTGACGAGAGCCAGGCGAAGCAGATGAGGGGTGCCAAGCCCTGAATCAGGATGGAGACACGTTGTCGACGCCACAATGGTTCTCCGAAGCTGCGTGTCTAGGAATTGGAAACCACCTCTTCTTCCCCGGCAGGGGCAACAGCAATGGGCAGAGAGCAATAAAGCACTTCTGTGCCGTCTGTCCTGTTGTCGCCGAATGTGAGGAGTACGGCGAATTCGTCGGGGCAACTCACGGGGTCTGGGGTGGGAAATTGAAACGTAGAACCTATTGAGATGGAAAGCTTTCACAGATGAAACTTGTTTCGCTTAGCGCCTCGTCGGGTCAGGTTTACGAACTCTGCCCCAAACGATGGCAAGCCGAATACGAAGTCAGATCAGATTTCCCGGGCGGCGATGCTGCCAACCTCGGAACGGCGTGTCACGGGGCGATGGAGGAATGGGTTAAGAACGGACACCACGCCAGGGAATTGAGCGCGACCCAGAAGGGGGAGTTGATCTCGAAACTTTTCGACAGGCACTACGATCAACTGTTCTCCCATGAGGATCGCCGCTCGGAAGGTCGCGACCTTTGCGCCAAGTGGGCCAATCGAACCGACTTGAGCGGAGTTGAGGTTCTGTCCACGGAGCGCAAGCGCGAAATCATGCTTGCCACGAAACACGGGCATGTTCCTTTCAGGTTCATCATGGACCTGGAGTTGCGGCACCCGAATGGAGACATCGAAATCGTCGACTACAAGTCCGTGGGTCGACCCATTCCGGTTACCGAGCTGAAGAACCGTCTCCAGGCCAGGTCCTACGCCGCCATGGCACACCTGATGTATCCAGATGCCCCCCGCATTTGGGTCACGTTCGACCTCTTGCGATTCGATCCGATCGGCGTCGTATTCAGCCGAGACGAATGCATCGAGACGCTCAATTACCTTGTCAGGTTGGCTGAGAGAATCCTTGAGGACGACGACCCCAAGGAAGTCATCAACAACGAATGTCGCTTCTGCATCCGCAAGAATTCCTGCCAGAAAATCCGCAACTACGAAATTGCGAAGGATGCCAATTCACCAACCGCCGACCTGTCCTCCCAGGCAAGGGCGTATCTCGAATTGCAGCAGGCCAAGGGCGTGATTGACTCCCTGATGGCTGAACTCGAAATGCACATGACGAACAACGCCACGGCCATGCTTGAGGACGGAGAGAACTCGATTACCACCGACGACGGATTCGTGGTCATAATCTCCCAGTCGAGGCGGAGGGTGGTCGACCACGACGCCCTGCTCCAGATTCTCCAACCTGAACAGATCGCAAGAATGGCTTCGGTGAGCGTGACCAAGCTGGATGAATTTCTTGAATCTGAAGAAGTCGACAGGGAGTCGGCAAGCAAGATCCGTCAGGCAGTTCGCTGGACCTATGGCAAGGCTTCGCTCAAGGTGAAGGAGGCGAAGTGACAGCATCGGTTCCCGCCACCGAAGTCGGGATGCAGCGGCCGTCAGCCGATTACAACAGGTGCTGGGGCGATTCCTGCTACTGGCACAGGGGTCCACAGAGGCCGGTCCCGGAGAACGATTCTCTCGGCCTGTGCGCCGTGTGCCGAGAGGAAATCGTCAATCGGAGATTCGAGCGATGACTCACGACAGGTATGTGGTCAGCGCCATGAAGGCCGAGCTTGGACCGTCGGAAGAAATAACCGAACTGGCGAACAGGCACGGCGGAATTCAACTCATCTGGACTGACCCGCCATACGGAACCGGCAAAAGGCAGTCAAGGGCCAACAGGAATCATGTCGGCTATTCGGATCCGTCAGACATCGGTTACGTTCTCGATGGGATCTCTGCATGGATTCCATTTGTGGCCCCCAACGGGACGGTAGTGATCTGTTGCGACTATCGAGCCTGTTGGAAGATTTGCGCCAGGATGGATTCCGAAGGGTGGGATCTCAGGGGCGAAGTGATATGGACTTTCAATCTTGGGATGCCAAGAAAGTCCTGGTGGGCGGTCAGGCACAACACCATGCTGACATTCTCTCGCCCCGGAGAATCGCCGAAATTCAAACATGATTCGATCCCGCAGGTTGAACGATCTTCTGGCCCCATGACCAGAGTCGCCAACGGGAAGGTCTACGAATACGGTCCGACTCGGCCAATTGGTTCGGTATGGGACATGACCTTTTCCGGCAGCGACGGCGAGAGAGTTGATCATCCCAATCAGAAGCCGATCAGGATCATCTCGCCTTTCATATCCGCCCACACCGACGAAGGTGACCTCATCGCTGACCCATTCATGGGGTCGGGTTCCACCGGGGTCGCGGCCCTTCGGCTGGGCAGAAATTTCGCAGGGAACGACACGCGTCAGTTTTCTGTCGATACAGCAGTATCGAGATTAGAAAAGGAATTGAACAGGGAAACTTGAAATGAATGGATTGTCGATAATCCTCATTGCCGTGTCAACATCTTGCCTGCTGGCACTCAGGGCCACGGACAAGCGTCTGGAAATGGAAGACAGGGAAAGATTGAACAGGATAGAGATGGCAAAACGTGCGGCCAGGGACGCCAAAAGAATCAAATTCGGCGAATAGTTACTAATCGCCCTCAAGTGCGGCAGCATCGGCATCCTCATCCGGCGGAATTGGGATTCCGTTTTCGCGCAACGCCTTTTCGAGGATCCCAATCCGCCTCCAGAGCTTCCCATGGATAGCATCACGCTCCGCCTGTTTGGACTCCAGCTTGTCGATGCGATCGAGAGCTTTGTCGAGCTGCGTGCTCAGTTGGGAAATCACCTTATCTGCCGATTGGATGCGCTTTTCTTCGACTGAAGCTGCATTTAAGCGCCTATTCGCCCAGGAGGTGACGGCGGCTACCCCGACACCACCGCCAAGAATGATGGTGACCCAAGCCACGAATTGTGTGACAGGAATGAAATCCATAGCTAACACAATCGTGCCATCTCAATCGAATTTCTTAAAGCAAATCAACAAGAAATGAAGTCGGATACGATGAAGATTCAGCCTGGAACAGAAGGACTCATGTTCAGCGTGAATTGCCTCAAATGTGGGGAATTGACGCGCCAACTCGCTGGCGGTAATCCGAAACCACATCACACGCAGGCCGTCATGGAATGCACCGAATGTGGACGCGAGTACCTTATTACCGTGCAGATGAGACCAGTAGAAGCCCTGGTCAGGAACGATTCAATGCTTGAAGTTCCCAACTGGACAAGAATCAGGGCCAAGAATTCAATCCACGGGAATGACGACGCAAATGGATGAACGGTTCAAGAGGCTCACCAAGCAGCAAGGCGAATGCCTCATCTGGACGGGCAAGAGGGATTCGGCTGGGTGGGGCACGCTTTCCACGCCTGTTGGCCTCAGGCCGTATTACGGTCCGGTCGAAAGAAGGGCTGCTTCTTGGGTCGCGGCATGGGATGCTGGCCTCGAACACCCAGATGAACTGGACAAAGACAACTTGGTTCTTCCCTCATGCGGGAACAAGCTCTGCGTCTCCATTGAGCACGTCCTCCGCCCCACCAGTAGGCACGCCTCGGAAGAAGCCCCAGCGCCGCCCCCTCGCCTGGCTGTGGTCCCCCAAACCGCCGACGAAGCGCCCAAGCCAAAGCCGCAGACGAGAACCAGACGCACGGGCTGCATCTCGGGGCATCCGTACTCGGAGTTTGGCGTTCTTCGTTCAGATGGTTACTACAGGTGCAAGGTGTGCCATCGCGAAGCAAACAACAGGTACAAGCGCGAAGGCGTCAAGCTTGGACCCAAAGACCCATGCATGAACGGCCACGGGACCGAATTCAAACGCGAAGCAAGGAACGGCGAAAAGGTCTACACGTATTGTTCCGAATGCAAATCGGAATCAACCAAGAAGCGAAACGCTATTCTCGCCTGGCGTCATGCGGATCGCCCTGAACCCGAGACAGTGAGTTGACGGCAACCTTCAATTTCGCATTCTCAAGAACAAGCTTCTTGATCTCTTCAAGAAGTTGATCAATCAAATCGACGTGCTGTATTTGCACCTCGGACACGGTCACCACCCAACGGCCACATAATCGACCCACACCGGGCCGCCACCTGGCCCACCGACCGGCCCAGGGGGTCCGTCCAGATATCCGTCGTACGCCTGAAATCCGCTGAGCGTTGCCTGGGTGACGGAGCTGCCCAATGTCGGCCTGTGGGCAATGATGAACCTTTCAAGCTCTGACGTGGCCACAACGCAGAGGAGACCATTCGGGAAGGCCGTCGCGAATGTCAACGTTCCAGAACCGGCAGTGAACGTCACATTTTGCCTGCCAGCCTGGATCTTGAACCCAGGGCTTGTTGCCGTGACCGCCGGGACTGATCCGACGGCCGCATTCTGCACGTTGAACAATGGAGCCAGCGGATAGCCATTGGCGCGGACCGCTCCGCCCTGCGGATTCAGCTCAAGAATATCCACGGCTCCAGCATTCAGGGCCTGCTGACCACGGGCAGTGAACGCCATGCGGTAGTTGCTCGCCGCGGTGGATGCGGACCCGATAAAGAAGGGGAATGTCGAGCTGACCCCAGTCTGTGGGAGCACGTTGCCGCCGTCGGACGTGACCACCTTGACGTTGGTGGTCGAACCCGTAGCGCCGAACTCGACGACTCCGCCGAAAGAGGAATCAAATTTGAGGGTGCCGCCAGCCCCGGCGTCGATGGAAAGATTCGTGGAAGTCGCGGAGATCACAGCGGAAGCGGTTACCGTCGTAATGGTCGCAGCGGTCGCCGCCATGGTGTTGGCATTTAAATAGGTTGCCGAACCAGCGGCCGGAGAGTCGACCCTTCTGTCCTGCGCCACGCCGACAACCCTGACGTAGGTCCCAGTTGACTGCGGCTGGATGGCGCCCATAGGGAGCGTGATGGTGGTGGATTCACCAGGGAAGGTGATGTCGCAAGTGCCGCCAACCCTGTCAATTGCCTGGACGGTGGCGTAGACATCCGACGGCCTATCGTTCCTGATCGCCTGCTTCGAGATTGAAGCAATAACATCCCTGACGCGAGTTGCCTTGTCGAGGTCGCCGAATCCATTACTCATATCAGGAAGCCTTCACCAGGGTTACTCGCTTCGCCGTGGCGTTCATTGTCGCTCCGGGCGTCAGGGGAATATTCAATGAAGTCAAGAGAAATTTCGTCGGAGAGTTGAGGGTCGGGTCCGGGTCGTTGAAGGTGATCGCCACCCCGACATCGAGCCATGGCGCCACAAGAGATTCCAAGTTTATTTCATAACTCTCCAACGCCATGATTCTGAGCATCGAATCGGCAAGATCCTGCGCCTGAGTGGAGGTGAGCACCAACTTGGAATCGTAGTTGTAGGTCCTTCTGCCAATCTTCGAGATATTTGTCGGAGATGAAGGTTCGTTATTCTCTGCCTGCGCCCAGACCGGGATCGTGTCCGTGTTTCCGCCCTTGACGAGAATGTGGTTGTAGATGTTCGAATCGTTCGTCGACTTGGAGAAACTGGCAAGATTGCCATCCGAGCCGGTGTAGAAAGTGAATTGCGACGGAGCGGTCGTGGGGTCGACGTATTTACGCATCGTCAACACGCCGAAACGGTCGAAGAATACTTCCTGGTTGTAGGAATTCGCGAGAGAAGAAATCGCATCCCATCTCGGCGAACCAGACTCCCACAGAACTTGAGACGCGAGCACCACCCCGGTCTGCTCGAAACTTGTGGTCGTGATGCCAGAGTTGGTAGCGATAGCGCCGACGATGTTCTCAATGGACTGTCCGGCGGCGTAAGCTGTCGCCTCGCTGAACTTCGCCAGAATCATCTTCTTGGTGGCATCTCTGCCATTGACCGAAACCGAATTTGGGAAGTTATTCTCAGAGATTGAGTCGATGTAGAACGTCCCGACCGAATACATCTGAGTCGAACCGCTGTCGTCCCTGACGCCTCGATACACCTTCAGAACCTTGTCATACCAAAATCCATCAGGATCGGAAGAAAAGGATCCGTCGCTGTTGGCGAATGTAACGCTAATCGTGCGGCGCTCGGCCCTTGAATAATCGACAGAGATCGACCCCTCGACCACCGGAGCATCAGCAACCCACACGGCACCGCCAGCGTCCAGGATGTCGACCTTCACGGCCACCGTGCCGCTGCCGCCGAAGAACGATGAATCCGGGTCAGCAACGGAACCAATTCCGGTCGGAACCAAGTTCAAGCTCATCAGTCGGACACCTCCGAATACGGGATGGTTACCTCAAAGTATTCATTGGTTCCGACTCCAGCGATTCGATTGATCTGGATATCGCCCATCGCCACATCCCAGATGTCCCCGAATGGAGTGCGAAGTTTGCAAGTCACCGAACCCGCCCTCATGTCCTCCAGGGCAATTCGCTGCTGCGCCGCCGTCAACCCGGTCACGTCATAGACCTTCGCCTGCAAAGACCCCTTTACGCCGAAGCGAGTTCCTCTTTCGACCCTACGCCCCCGACCGATGAGCTGGATTTCCTCTTGCTCCCATTCCTCCGAGAAAGAATCGGAATTCACGGAAGAAAGTCTCAATGTTGTTGAATCGGAGATCAAGTAGTAATGGGTGCTGGTCAGCGTTAGCGTCGTGGGCGACGGGATGGATTCAACAGGGATTCCGAACCGATAAGCGGTCTGCGTCACGGCAATATGCACCGGGGTGTTCGCCGGGATGGCTGACGAAGTCAAGGTGTAGGTCGAGCCGGTAGACACCGTCGTGCTGTTGAGAAGCGTGTAGACGGAATCTGTAGTTTTCTTGTAGTAGAGCTTGTAAGAGATGAATGCCGAATCGCGATTCTGGTTCCATGAAACAGACAGAGCGCCTGTGCTGCTGTCGTAGTTCGTCTGGCTCACCGTGATCGTTGGATTCGCCGGAGCATTCCAAGTCGTGGTGAAATTCACCGACACAGAATTTTCCAGATTGTACAAATCCCTGACCTGCATCGTCACGGTGTACGCACTGGAATTCAAAAGCGGGATAGCCGGAACATAGGAAGCGACGGAACCAGTCTTCCAATTCGAATCGTCATGCGTGACGCCGCTTGATGTGTATTTGGTCAGGAATCTGTACTGGGAAATAGTTCTATTCGAAGTAAATGAATAGGTGGGACTCGGGTTGTCGAGTACCTGACTGGCCGTCGGGAGAACGGCGGTGATCGTCGGCAATGCCCTTACATAGAATTGAGAGTTGGCGCTATATGCGCTGACGACATCATCGGAGTCGTATACCCTCACCCGCCAGCGAAGAAGAACGTTCTCGTAGGTGCTTGAGATAGTCCCCGTGTGACTGGTGGCAGAAGCCGTCCACTTGCCGGTGTCGAGAATTGGAACCCCGTCAGAGTTTCTTTCAACGATAATCTGGTAAGCAGTCAGGTAGTCATATGGCGAACTATCGGAAAATCCAAAGGAGAATGTGACGTTTCCGCTTTGCCTTGAAGACTGACCGGAAGGCGACGTGGCCAACGCTGTCGGGGTGTGAGCCACCGTGAAAGTCTGAGAGGCCGACCAAGAACCGGCGACACCATTCGAATCGACTTCACGGCATCGGATGTACCAAGTTCCCTGGAATAGTTCCGCGGCAGCATCGCAGACTTTCGTTACGACTCCGCTTGTCACAAACTCAGTATCCGCCTGGATCAACGACCTCACACTGAGGGTGAACCCGGCATCGCGAGCCAATTGCCATTCAGCCTTTACGGTTGTTCCACTTACCGAAGATGCGCCGAGGGTCGCGCCGAGCGTAGGCCTATCGGTGGTTTGCGTCGAACCGGCCACGGGTTTGATTGCTGTCGGAATCGGCGGAGCAGCAAGAGAGATGGTGAATTGCGAATATTGAGTAGCACCAAGTGCGGTGAGAGTGGTGCCGTCAACGGTTTCATGGCGATATCCGCTGAGACTGAGGCTCTGACCCGCCATGACGTAGGCCCGATATGTGGTCCCGTTAGTCAAGCTTGTCGGCGGGACGTAATAGGTGTTAGTCGAATCCACCCAGTCGGAGTCAACAGTTGCCGTGCTGGTCTGCGGATTGAAGCCGCCAGCGCCGTATTGAGCGGCAGTAAAGATTCTCACCTTGTAGGCGGATTGCGGGAAATCGCCGGAGAAAGTCCAGTTGATGGTTGGTCTCGCCGTAGTCGTGACGGACGCGCCTGGTCCCGTTACCGCAAGGGTCGGCCTGGGATAAGTACCGAGAACTACCCCGAATCCACCAATTTGACTTACGTAAGTTGTCGCCCCGGCACCGCGATAACCCTCGAATTTGACTCTGAGGTTGTTAACGTCGCTACGGAAATCGAATCCCTGCCCGCGAGCAACGGACCCCATTGTCACCGGAAGCGGAGATTGATAAGGCTGGATCCAGTAGATCGTGTCCTGGTTGGACGAACCGGACAGCAAGACCTTGATGATCGTTTCGGACGACGCATCGTAAGCGATGTTTGGAATCGCCGGGCGGATGTATCCAATTGCGACACCCGAGGCGAGGGTTGGATTCGCCATCTCCATCAAGAGGGAACCAGAGTAGTATTGGTTCGTGCCGTCCCAAGCGAGATCGAGATAGGTGTTCGTAAAGCCATCGCCTGCCCAGGCGGTGTTGCTTATGTTTGGAGCGTTCTCCCTCGTCCCGTTCAGGTAAACGCTGCACTGAGACTGATGTGTACTCTTCGGGGTGACGTAGTCGCTGGGATAGATAGTGACTTCTGTTACTGCCATTATGATGCCGCCATTGCTTCGAGGTTCCTGATGAACTGCTCAGCGTCATCAGAATTACTGATGTTCGGGAATGATAGATCCCCGTAGAAGTTGATGGTCTTGCCGCTGGAAGAATCCGAGGCCATCGACTGTTCCGGCGCAGAAATCGCTTTGTCAATGAGGCGCATCATCTTGATGGAGAGAACGCCTTCACCGGCCTGAAGAACTGCCGGTACGTCCGAGCCAAGAACGCCAGGCACAATGCCCCCGGTGTGCAGGGAGCCAGCGGAAGTTCCATATGTGGGATCAATCTCCATCGGGATTGAAGGACGCTGGAAATTCACACTCGATCCAATCGTGCCAAAAACACTTTCAAAGGCGGATCGCGCCCAGGGGGGCAATATCGCAAGCAACAATTTTCCCAGTTCGCTTGCCAATCGCGTGGCCCCGTCCCACAGGCCGCTTATCATTCCCCAAATCAAGCTGCCCGACAAACGCATTCCCAGATAAACTAGCCCAGACCCCAATGCCACCAAGCCCGTAAGCAAGTCGAAAGATGCCTTCAACATCAACGGGATTCCATCAGTAATCACCCACCTGGCGTAACTCCCAGCCCAGGCCGCAAGCTTCACCAACAATCCATCTTTCTCCCCTGGTTCGAGGAACCCAAGGAATGCCGCCATCATCTCATTGCTCTTGACGATCAAATCTGGAATTGCTCTGCTTGTTATCCAATTCCCAAAATCTGTTGCCCACTTTTCGAGCTTCTCGCGAGTTTTGGGCCACGATTCAGTAACCCAATTGATAAATCTATCTTTCAACTTGGTAATTGCATCTCCAGCAACATCGAGTTTCTTCGAAATAAATTCACCTACGCCATAGAGTCCGTTCTTATCCCAAGCATCAGTGATGCCTTCCCACATTTTCTCGGCTTTCTCTCTTACGTCATCAACAAATTTTCCAATAATTGTCCTACGTTCAGCGTAATGCTCCATAACGTCAGCGGAGCCGAGAAGTTCACCCTTGTCGCTCCTGGGCATGTATCCGCCAAGAATCTTCTCCTTGAGAGTTTTCATCCCGTCGCCGATATTGCCGAATACGTTAAGTACGTCATCCTTGAATTTGCTCAATTTGTCGCGAACCGGATCGAAATCGAACATGGCTTTCAATGAAGTCTTGAAATCGTCTATGATTTTCTGGAAAACTTTGTCGATGTCCATATCCTCAATGTTCTTTTTGAGGTCCTCCTCCCAGTCCCCAGTGGCAAGTTCATCCATTGCGCCACCGGCAGCGCCAGCAGCATCGGACATTGCATCAAGATCGCCAATTATGGATTCGATCGCGCTATTGATATCGCCGTACATGGACTTGAGTCCGTCGTATGCACCCTGCAAATCGTCGAGTTTGCCTTTCTCGACATCCAGCGTGAATCCAAGGTCATCATGCGCCGTCTTGAGGATGTTCACAGCATCTCGCTGGGTCTTGGCCGCCGCTTCAGCCTCGCTGAGTCTTGGCGTCAATTCGTCGATCTTCACCCTGGCAGCCGCCATGCCAGCAATGATCTCCTCGAACGTCGCCTCTCTTGTGGCGTTCGCCAGCTCCTCAATTTGACGCTTCATGGGGTCGAATTGAATTGCTCCTTGCAAGTCAAGACGTTCGGCCTCACGCTGGAGACGCTTGAGTTCTTCTTCAAGTTTGGAAATCTGACTACCGCCGGTGCCGGAAGCCAACGCCGCACTCTCCGCCCTGAGCTGGGCGATCTTCTGCTGAATCGGATCTGTGATTTCAGACCCAGCACCAGATTCCCGAAGATTAGTTTGGAGCGCCTGGAGCTGCTCGATCTCGCCAGCGAGTAGCGCCATCTTGTTCTTTACGTCGTCGATGCTTCCGTAAGTATCTTCGATTCTCATTATTTCAAGTCGAAGACGCTTTTGGGCCATTTCGTTCTCGAACAAAGCGTCAGACAGTTGCTTGGAACCCTGAATTGGCCTATTCGCCCAATCGGACAATTCAGATTTCGCCGCCTCCATCTGCTCTTTGAGTGAAGATGAAGTCTCCTCCAGCTTCTTCAATTTGAATTCGGCGTCATCGAGTGCCCTGCCGAGCCTCTTGTATTCAGCCTCAAGCCCGGCGACCACCTTCGACTGGGCATCAATTTCGATCTGCACCGACTCCATGGCGGCGGAAAGCTGATCCATGCTCACCCACAGCGATTCAACCGCTGGCATGAGCTGCGGCTGTTGAGAGCCGATCTGTTCGCGCTGCTTGTCTCGCTTGACCCCGATCGCACCTTGGCTTATCGACTTTGTCGCTTCGCCGAATTCACGGAGTTTGGCGGCGGCTTCAGCGTAGATATTCCCGATGCCGCTGAGCCTGGCGTACTGCCGGGCGATCTCGGTAACGCCAGCGGTGACATTGTCGACCAACGACGGAGAGTGCCGTTGGAATGGATTCAGATACTTGAGCATGTCAACGATTGCCTTGACCGCAGAACTAACAATTCTGAACAGCGCCAAGAGTGCATTTTTGACCGGCGCAGGCAGAGCATTGAAGACTCGCACGATGAATCTGCCGACAGCCTGGAATGCCTTCATCGTCCAGTCGATTGCGGGCTTGAGGGCTTTGTAAATATCGTCCCTGAATACCCAGAGCAAAGCGATGACAGCCACGACCGCCGCGGCAAGCGCAATATATCCGAGAATCGGGGCGGAACTCGCAGCGGCGCCGGATGAAGCGGCTGCACCTTGGGCGCCGATAAGCCCCTTGGTTACACCAATCGCAGCCTTGGTCGCCGAGATGAGCGCCTTGAATCCGCCAAACACCCACCCGAAGGCCTTGCCGATCAGCATGAAAGAACCAAGAATCCTCGCCATCGGACCAAGAACGGCGAGGAATACCAGGCCGATGACAAGCATCTTCTTGCTTCGATCACTGAGGCCATTTATGGCCTCGGCAATCACTTCGATGATCCCCAACACCCTAAGAATAACTGGCAGCAATTGAGCAAAGATGTCATTGCCGATGTTCTTGATTTTGGTCTTGACGATGTCGATCTGGCCCGGAGTGGATGCGAGCATTGTTGCGATTTCGTCCTTGTAGGTCTTCATCGCATCGGTGCCACCTTCCATCGCCCCGGCGGTAGCATCAATAACCTTTGCGTAAGTGGACTGCTTGCGAGTCACTGGATCCAGGGAAAGCGCGATGTCTTCAAACAGCAAAGATGCCTTATTGAGCTGATACCTTCCGATAAGTAACGTATTCAATTGATTCTTCTGAGCATCGTCGAGGTTCATAAACGCTGCGGCAAGGGCTTCCATACGTTGCGTCGCCGTCATGCTGTTCATCGTCTGGTTCCAAACGATCCCAACTTCGGCAAGTTCTTCCTTGAACTTTTGGGTCGGATTCATGACGCGACTGATCACGGCCCTGAGACCGTTGCCGACATTTTCGGCAGTGCCAGCCGCAGGAGTGAGAGTTGCCAACATCCCGGCGAGTTGTTCAATCTTGATTCCAGCTTGGCTGGCCACTGAAGCACTTCGAGCGAACCCGTCGGTCAAGTCCTTAAAGGACGCCGCCGTGATGTTCTCGGTCTTGTTGAGTATTGCCAGAGCGCGAGTGGTTTGCTCAAGGGAAAGCCCGTAACCCTGCTGCACCTGGATCAGGGCCTTGAACGCATCGTCGGCATCTTCAATGTCGCCGACCTTCATGGCCTCCATGGACATTCTTGTCGCCGCGAGGAGAGCGCCACCCTGATATCCAGCCGCAGCCCACTTGGCGGCGAGTTCCTCAACTTGGTCGATTTGAACGCCCATGCCGTCCGACAGGTATCTGAATCCCTTACCAAGCTTGTAAGAGACAGTTTCCTGAGATGCGCCTACTTTGGTGAGGCTCTTGCCAAGCGCATATTGAGATTGGTTGAATGAATCCGCAGCGTTGGTGGCATCACCATAGACCTTCGCTATCCTGGTGACCTGGATAGCGCTCTGCTTCTGTAATTCATAAAGGGCCTTGCCAGCCCTCACCATTGGCAAAGTGAACGTGTATTCGAGCTGCCTGCCCGTCCACATCATGTTCTTGCCAACATCAACGAGGGAGCGTCGCTGGGTGGTCAAAGAGCCGTTCAAGGCGCTGCCAGCGTCCGTGGCGCGCTTCATCGCATCGCCAATTCGCTTGTATTCGGACGCAGCCTGGACGTTGACTTTGGAACCGGCCGGATGCATTGAACCAATGGCCGATACCTGCTTCTGCGCTTCCCCCATGGGAATCTGGCCAACGGCAGCACGCTTGCGAATGAGGAGCAACTCATTCATGTGCTGTTCCACCAGGCGACGCTCTTCAGTGTTTCGCATCTTCAATCTGGCGATTGACAGATCGTCAGCGATCTTCTGCGCCGACAATCCAGAATTCAAATAATTCTTTTCGATCTTGTTGATTTCGTCATTGGCCTGAGCGAATGAAATCAACCTGGAGTAGTGCCTTTGGCGAATACCCTCAATCTGCTTGACGGTATCGCCATGAATTTTCACCTCTCTCGCCTGAGTGAGGTTCAGCATGGACTGATCTGCGGCCTTCTTGATCGCCGGAGTTGAATTCAGTCCAGTCTTGATAGCGCCTGCGGCCAGCAAGGACTTCTGGTAACCGACCTTGCCCTTGATGAAATCCTGCTCGATCTTCCTGAGCTGATCGGTAGCAGACTTCTCGTTCCTGATATTGATCGCATTGAGGGCGTCGGAGGCCCTGGTTCGCGCTTGCGCCTGCTTGATCGAGTTGGTTGTGTGTGTATTGTCGATGCCCTCACGCACCTTGGCGATTTGGGCTTGAGCGTCAGTGAAGCTGATCTTCTGCTGCCTGAATCTCGCCTCGATGCCAGCGGCCTGCTGGGTGAATGCCTTCAGCCGGTCGATTGAAGCCTTCTGGATATTCGCTTCAGCAGCGGCCCTCACCTCAGGATTGCCCGACGCTCCAGCGTTGTATCGGGTCCTGGTGACCATCTGGGAGTATGCAATCTGCCCGTTCGCATATTCCTTGCTGATCTTGTTCAGGTAATCAATTTCGTCTTTCTTGATTGCCTTTATTCTTGCGCTTTCGATCTTCGCCAAATTGATTTTGGCTTGACGAGAAACCTCTCCACCTTGAGCAATTTTGTTTTGGATGGAAGGATCAGCATTTGGCTTTTGCCAAATGCCCTTGATCCTCTTCGAAGCCGCCTCGGCGTCGATCAACCCGCTGTTGAATTCCTTCATAGCGTTGGACATCTCGGTCTTCATGGACCTGATGGAAGCTTCGAGGCGCTTCTGATCGTCCCTTTGAACCTTGGATGTGCGTGCGATTTCCCTTGCGTCAAGCGCCCTGTACGCCCTCGCCTTCTGAATGTCCACAGCGGAACCAGGGGCCGCACCTTCGCCAAGCCTGGAAATCCCGCGACGAGCAGCAAAGGAGCGAATCCGGCCCGTTTCCTCCTGGGCGAGAATTCTCTTGATGCTGCGGATTTTCTCGGCTTCTTCTTCCCTTATCTTCTGTCTCGCAATTTTCCCAATCGCATCAAGCTGCCTGCGCTGGGCGACCACAACGTCAGGCGTCTGAGCCATGAATCGGCCCTTAGGGTCGCGGCGTTTGGCACCCAAGGCCTCAACCCGCTTGGCCGCTTCTTCGGCAGAAATCATGTTCCGCTTGAATTGCTCAACAACATTCTTCATGTTGCCGATAATCGTTCTTGATGCGGTCTCGATTGCCTTCTGGTTTGCAAGCACTTTCTTCTGGGCTTCTTCAACGCCCTTGGCTTGCTTCGCTGTCTGCTTCACGGCGTCAGCGACAGCCTTGAGGCCAGAGGCAGAACTCCTACCCTTGGCCCCAAGGCCCTCAATGGTCTTGACCAGGGCGGCCAGTTCCTGAGCCTGCTTCACTGCGATCTCGATCGTGATCCGCAAAAGGCTGTTCACTGATCCCCCTAGCGAGTGCGACGATTTCGCATTTCAGCTTCTCGGCGCTTCTGGTCTTCTTCTTCTTTTTGCGATCTTCTCGCAAATATTCTTACAAAATCCTCGATCAGTTCCGGGTCCTGGTCAAGCAATCCGCCACGAACAGGGAGCACACTCCACTTCATGGCGCTGCATAACATCCAAAGCCTCAAGGACTCATGGATGTTGCCGATTATCTCTCGCCCGCGAACCCAGCTTTCTAGCTGTTCGAGGAGAAGATTTTTCCCTCTTCTTCACGGATCTTGACCTGCTTCATTTCCTCAAGCGAGTCAATCTCCGCCTGGATCTGCTCCACCGTCATTTCGCCAAGCAGCCACGGGTTGAACTTGCGGACCTCCTTCTCGATCAAATCGACCACGGTCGGGTCGGTTCGCGAGAGGAACATCTCAACGGCCTGCTGCGTAAACGGAACCATGTTGCCGCCCTGGGTGAGGTTCCAGCCGATGATGCTGGCCTTCATCAGGGCGTGCCGATCATCGCCGGGAGCAAGGCGCACCTTGGCGTCTCCGCCGCGAGAAGCAAGGGCGATCTCGCGATTGGTGGCGTTCTGGTACTTCTTTCGATCGCCTTCGTTCAGCTTCTTGATGGTCACGTAGCTGACGCCGTCGGGAAGGACGACATTCTGGCTCTGGGAATAGCTGAAGTAATCGACCTGCATTTGCACGGACTGAACCGGAGCAATGAGGGATTCTTGCATTTCGTCCATTTGAGCCTCCATTGTGCTCTTGCTATTCGATTGGCGTCGCCGAATGACAACGCACAGACAAATCTACACCTAACGCAGAAAGCAATAAAGCGGGGCCTGGCACGATTGCCAAGCCCCGCCCCATTGACGACGATCAGGTAGCGGTGGCCAAATCGTCGATGACGGTCGCGGTCACTGCCGGGACGACGGGATCGTTGCGGAGAACCGTGAATTCGACATCGTGCTCGATCGCGTCTTCACCACTCGGAGACATTTCGAATGGGCTCATGGCCGCAGTCGGGATGTCGAGTCGGAAGGTGTAGGGCGAAGTAGCGCCCTGCACATCCTCGTAGGTGGTGCAAACCAACGTGAGGGAACCATAGGAAGCCACTCCAGCTCGCGGGCTGGTAAGAGCACTTCCGCCGTAGGTCGCCTCACGCCAAAGTGCCGAAGTCTCGGGACGGATGGTGCAACCAAGCTTGAACATGCGCCGACGCTCGGTAATGTCGCCCAAGGTGAAGGACCCGAGACGGAAATCGTCGTCCTCCATGTTGTTGGTGATCTCGAAGTTGAAGCTCTTTGCCGGGAGGGCGATGCCGTTCCAATACACCGTGATCAAGGAACCCTGGAACATCGGCGAAAGGTCGTAGTTCGGGTTGGCCTGAGCGGTGAAGTTGGCGACCTGGGTCATGGCCACAAGGTCGGCGGAACCCATCATGTAACCACCGGCATCGGACTCAACCTTGACCCGGGACACCTTCGCGTCGGTGTATCGGAAAGATTCGAGGTTGTAGGAAATACGCTCCTCAACCGAAAGCCACGGCAAGGTGGAATCGGAGGGGGTGATGACATGCGTGCCCTTGACCGGATGACCGCCAGTGGCTTCAACAACGGTCACCGATGGGTTGGTGCCGCCGGTGAGACTGGAGGACGCCGTCAAGAGGTACGCATTGGTAGCAGCGAGGGAGCCAGCGAAAGTGACCGTGTATGGCCCTCCAGTCGACCCCGACACCGTAACGTTGCTAGCGCCGATGGTCGTAAGGGCCTGGAGGGCGCCTTGGACAGCGCCACTTGCAGCGTTGTGGTTGATCGCAGTCGTGGTCTGCCCACGATACGTCAAGGTGAAAGTGCCGCCGGTTGGCGAACCGCTGAGAGTGACGGTCTGGACTTCGGCCGTCCCGGCGACGGTGGTGCTGGAGACGGAACCAAAAGCTCCACGAAGAAGAATGGCAAGCGTCTCGGCCCGAGCATAGAATTCGTAACCGCCCGAGAAGCTGATCGGGCCGAGGTACGCCTGAGGCACGTCTCGGTTGCCACCGATTTCAGGATCGGGGATCAACAATTCTCGCTTCGGCGCGAGAGCACCACTTCGCATACGGACGAATCGGGTGGCGGCAACTGCCGTCCCCTTCGCCCCCTGAATGCCGAACCCAACCTGACCCTGCTGGCTGGTGTATCCCATCAAGAACTCCTCTGAATCAGGCGATCTCGGTCGTTACTCGAAAATCTGTTGAAGACATGAACGCGAATCCACCTTTGAATGCAGTGTCGACGCACTCCTGGCGGTCGACGCGAATTCTGATGACACGTTCATGCAGCTCTCCGCTCAACACGGAAATCGAATACAATGATATTCGCAAATCTTGATCGCGATACAGCATTCGACGCAGACGATTTGCAAGAACGGCGCCGAGATGTTCGCCGTCCTCACGCTTTGTATGTTTGATAAGGCTTTGGATTGCGAAAGAATAGGTTGCCATCGCTGGCTCCCAGCCGGAGATGTTGGCGCTTTCCTGCGGCTCCCAACCGGAGAACGTAACCCCAATGCTGATGTTCGGATCGGCACCGTCGAGCGCCCTCTTGAAGATTCTTGGAGAAAACTCGACGCCATAGTCGGTGAAATCAATTCCACCGAAAGCATCACACAGGGCGTCGATGACAAGAAGTTCAATCGCCGGAACAGCCGTCATTTGCCGCGCATCCCATCAAATATCCATTTGATTGCAAGAAGTTCAATATCGTCTTGGTCTTTTGAGTTCATACCCAAAACCGGACGGGCTGGAACATTGCGCTTCTGATCTCCAACCTGAGCCACCTGGAGCTTCTTCCTCATTGAATCCACGGACGCCGCCATCTGCCCCATCCCGACGGGACCGGGGATCGTCAACTTGGCGACACCGGAAGGGGAGGCGAAAGAATGAGAATTCATCAAATGATCGAACATTGCGAACGATCTAATGTTTATCGGCTCGGAAGGTCTAATCCTGAACCCGTAATTCCTGATGTCCATTTCGCGATAACGAATGGTTGAATCCTTGAGCGGCTTCCAAGGGCCGGACACGTCATCGCCCTGAGAACCGAATCGGTGCCCAATTCTCCCCCTGGCATATGGATACACGTCGCGCTTGAGGAATTCAGATCGCCCCTTGGTGGAAATCTTTTCATTGAGTCCGTTCAGGATTGAATTGATATTCTTCAAATCGGACTGATTGATCTCGACGGAGAGCATCAGATATTCGGCCTCCAGAGCTTGGCCGTCCCATTTGTCACGTTGTCGTAGAATACGTCAAACGCTGAAGCACTGTCCTGGTAAATGACCGTCGGGGCATTGCCGGTATCAGCCACGGAAGTGTCTCCGGTTGGGGGCAGGAGCGTCGCCCCGATGAGGTTCATGTCGCCGCTCTTGATGTCGTCGAGAATGGCTTTTGCCTCGCTCAGCAAATACATCCCGTAAGCGTTTGGGGTCGTATCCTCGGAGGCTACGGAATTCGCCATCACCAATCGGCCGGTGGCCAACAATACGCATACACGTTTCAGCAGATTGTATGAAGCTGATCCAGCCGCAAGGCCGACAGGAATCACATATCGCATCCCGATGATTGCGTCGATTTCATCACCGGCAGCATTGATAAATTTCTCGGAGTCGTCGGCGCTGATCGGAAGATCGCCGAGAAGAAGATCCTCATGTTCACAGTACATTCCAACTCCTTTTCAAAGTGGCGAGGCTCGCCACAAGTCAAGCAGACTCGCGGCGAGCCTCAAAGACTCATGCCAAGTATTCGCCCGATCAGGGGGCGAGGACCTGCATCGTGTAGCTCTTGTCGAGGTGCGGCATGACCGGGAAACCCTTGCAGCCCGAACCAACGTCGTAACCCCAGGGGTCGACGGTGGAACGCTCCCACTCATAATAACCGCTCTGGAAGTTGCCCTCCGGGTGCGGCGAGGTGAGGGTCTTGCCAAAGCCGATCATGTCGTCAAGGGCGGCGATGTCGGCCTGCGACGGAATGAAGTAAGCCTTCTTGGGATCGAGGAACTTCGTGTTGACCGTCGAGTTCGAGCCAAGCGCGCGAGTGCGATAGACCGAGTCGTAGACAAGGAAGTTGATCCCGGTCTGGTTCTCGATAACCTGCCGAGCGGCATCGGGACCCCAGCCCGCCACCGAATACAACGGGTTGCTGCCGATGAGGGAATTGGTGAACTTGTCGCTCTTGTAAAGGTTGCGAACGATCTCGGACGAGATGATCACGGTCCCCATGCGACAGCCGTAGGTGTCATACATGTAATCATCGACCGACATGATGTCGCCGATGGGGTCGGCGGTGGCCGAAGACCAGTACTGACCGGAGGGGCAAGCCTCGTCGGTCTGGTTGGCAGGCCGACCGAAATCAACGGTGAAGATGATCTTGCCGTCGTTGTAGGTGATGCCGCCAGTCTCAAGTGCCTCGGTGATCATCCACTCGAACCGGTTGTCGAGCATCCGGCGACGACGGCGAGCATCGCGCGCCAGCTTGGTCTGCCACTCATCGGTCATCGAGCGGATTGCAAGCGGGAAATTCTCGGCACCGGCAATATCGCCAAGGGCAAGAGCCTCCCGATACCGGGTCACATCCGAAGCCGAATAGTGATCCTTGATCGCCCAGTCGATAATGGCGGCACGGCCGGTGCCAACCGAATCGTCCTTACCGGCCATTTCGGATTCGGCATCCTCGGCTCGCGCCGGGGCGAGGCCAGCAGTGAAGCCTCGGGTGTAATCGAAAATTACATCGTCACTTGCGACTGCCTGGAATGGGGCCAGCAGCCGAAGCCCGATATGGTCCTGGGGAGGCTCGAATTCGCGAATGACGCCAAGGGCGACTTCCTTGCGAACGAGACGATCCTGCGAGAGCGACGGCATTTGTGCTCCTTGATACGATTCTTGGTCTGGAAATGCCGTCAGACGGCAAAGTGGATGTCGAGGTTCTTCTTACCGAACATCTGACCGGCAGTGGTGTCAGTCAGAGCAATTCGCGCACCAGCAGCATTCAGCTCGTAGCAGCGATCCTGGTACACGTCGGCCTCGTAGATAACCGAAACCTCACGGTCGCCCTCAATGAGCTGCCACGGGAGGAAGGTCATGCAAATCCCGACGATGTTCGAAGTCGTCTGACGCCCGTCGGTCGCTCCGGCGACGCCAGTAGTCGTCTGGGTGACAGCAATCGCCGGAGTCGTACCACCGGTGAAGGAGCCAGTCGCCGTGATGGCGGGCTGGTCCTGACCACCCTCCTGCGAGCCGACGAAAGTCACCACATAGGGGGTGCCGGGGCCGGGGCCACCGGTAACGGTGACATCATCGGCAGTCAGGTCCGTGGAGGCGTCCACCAGGGCGGTCTTTACCGCGGCGGCGGTGGCGTTGTAAGCAATCGCGGCGGTGGTCTCGCCCTGGAAAGTCAGGGTGAAAGTGCCGCCGGTCGGCGTGCCGGTGATCGTGATGGTCTGCACCTCGTTGGTGCCAGCCGCCTGGAAGGGACCGATCTTGCCGGAATCAGGCCCGGACGTGATGACCGCCATGACCGTGCCAGGCTGAAGGACCTTCTGCCCGGTGTATCCGTCGATGGTCTCCGACGGAATCGTCGAAGCCGCAACGGTGCGGGAAATGGTCTTAATATCCTGCGTGGATCGCAGGAACTCGTTCTTGCCGAACGGAGTTGCGAAGGAATCCTTGCGGTACAGGGGCATCTCAGGCTCCGGTCTTGATGGCGATAAGCTTCTTATGGGTTCCGGTGTTCTTGATCTCGTCCTCGCTCATGCCAGCCTTACGCAGGTTGTCAAGAACTGCCTCGAAATCAGCGACCTTCGACGCGACTTCATTTGCGCCGTGGTCCCCGCCGGGATTGGTCACGCCGTTTCCGTGATCGCCAAGAATTGAAAGCACAGGAGCGGCGTCGTAGCTCGCAGCGAATGCAGCGAACTGCTCTTCGGAGAGGCTCTTCGCCAAGGCGGTAAGCGACTCAACCTGAGGAGCGGCAATCTTCTTTGCCTCGGCAAGGCTGGAGACGAATTCCGCTCGACGAGCAGAAGCGTATTCAGCAATTGCCTCATTGAGGGAGCAATTCGTGCGATCGAGTTCCTCGTTACGCTGCTTGAGCGAACCATTCTCCGACTCAAGGGCGGAGACATAATTCTGCACAACGGCATAATCGGTGGTCGCACCAACGCCAGCGAGGGTGAACGCGAACGACTTATCCTCGTTGCCCTGATTGTGGGTTGCGGGCATCAAGCCCTCCTTGTCGAATTCGAAACTGTCATCTTCGTGATTCGCCATTTTGGCATCCTCGCGCTCAACAATGCGATCGGCCCAAGTTTTGCCAGGGTCCCCACCCCACAAGGCCCAGGCAATGCGCCCAGCAGACGGCCAACCATCTTCGCCCTGCGACCAACCCGAAGCCTGCTTATCCACCTCATGCCTGGCGAAGAACGAACGCATCCTGCGAACGGTTTCGATTGGCAGGTTGCTTCCGTTTGCGATATCGCGAGCGCGAGCGACGCCCACGGCGGTCCCGCCACGGTTGTACTCCCCGCGCCACTCCAGCCCGCGTCGGGCCTCAGCACGCATGGATGCAGTTGGGGTATAACCTTCGGTGGCATAAAGTTCGATGTCATCGTCGAACTTCGAATGAAGTCCTTCGACTGCCGGGAGATCGACGAATGCCAGACCGGCGACAACGGGCCAGTGGACGACCTGATCGTTGTCCTCATATGCCCGAATCTCGATGGACCTCGACCTCAAGGTGCCCGATGCGTACATCGCCATGGCATTTTGATCAGTGAACTCAATATCCGCCAGGAGCTTGTCGCCGATAGCGCTCAGATCAGCGATGTAACCGACGACATCGCGAACCGACCGAGAATGATCAAGGCGAACCGGGACATTGGGCAACTTGTCGGAATCGCGAAGAATTCGGAAATTGTCGACCATCGCTTGAAGCTGAGGGACAGTCCAGGTTTGCAGTTCGCCCGTCGAATCCTTGAACGTTCCCGCCTTGAAGATTTCGACAGCGCGAAGAAGTCCATTGCTCTCCTTGAGGGCAATGTTTCGACCGTCGATGGCGGTGTTGAAGAATCTTGAGTTCCCGAAATCGGAATGGTTAGATTCCATCAGAATTTCAAGTTACAGAAAAACACCAGCGCGTGGCAAACATCAAATAGATTTTGATGAAGAAACATCTTGATGAGTCATATAGTCAGGCAAATCTTCCGGCCCGAATCTATGACGATCCTTTCTTACCTGCAAAGAAAACCACCTTGAGCAGCTTCGGCAACGCATCCTGACCAGGCCATATTCAATTATGAATTCACCATAGACGCGCTTCTGCTTGTATATCTTTACGTGAACAAACCTGTTCCCACGATCGTCGACGCGCAAAATGGAAAGTATCGGAGCGGCGGCGCAAGTGCATCTTACGACCAGATCACTCGATCGGTTCACGCAAGGACTGCGTCCCTGAGGGCGTTCTCGGCAACCGACCCAAGCACGTCGCGGAATCTTTCCGGGGTTGCGACTGCTTTGGCAATTTCTGGAATCGCCGAATCAACCGACCTCTTGAATTTATCGCAAATAATGGCTGCCGTGTTCACGTCGGCCCCAACCTCGACAAGCGCACGCTGCAAGCGAATTCCGTAACCAAAATTATTGACGGTGTTGCCGTTCAGATGCGCTCGATAAGCGCGCTCAACGCCTTGAGCAATAATAGAATAAGCCGAAGAAAGAGAAGTCGGAGCTGAAGCGACAACGTCTCCAGCAGAGTCACCATTGTCTTCGGCAACTGGACGCGGCGGGGTTGCGTCGCCCGGATTCTGAGCAACTCCGTCATCCGACGTTGAGGTGAGGGTTTCGACCGCTGATAGGGGGATACCAATAGCCAACCCGAGTTCATCGAGGTCCGGCATGACGCTCCCGTTCGCAACAAGCGCCTGAAGCATTTGCGACAAGATTTGAGTGTCATCCTTGCCCAGTTTCCTATACTCCCAAGTCGCCCTGGGACTTTTCTTGCCGAAATTGAATTCCCGCAGCCTGTCGACAACGAAGTGCTGCAAGTAATTCTTGATGTCGCCAGCAACACTATTGAGCATCCAGAGGAAAATCTTCATGTGTTGCTGGCCGAGGTTGTAACTCCCCACGTCAGCAGTCCTGAAAAGAAGCATGGGCGTGAACACGGCAAGAGACATCTCCTCATCGAGGCGTCCCAAGTATCGTTCGAAGTCGACCCCACGCATCTGGCTCTCCATGAAGGAGAGGTCGTAGTCGTAACCCTTGGTGACCGGGTCCCTGTCGGAAGGCAAGACGACGACCGACCTGGAGCGCAGATTGACCATGATGTCTTCCATGGCCTGTTTGCCGGAGATGTATGTCGAATTGCCGACATCGACTCGATCGTCGAAGTTGGCGCGACCGATCGCCGTGGGTTCACCGAATCGCTCGTAATAACGATTTGCGAAAAGGTGAATGATCTGCGAGAAATACCATGCCGGAAAGGCCGGACGAAGAAGTTTGCGTCCGTAGTAATCGCCGTTCTCCCGCATCACCGGCCACCAGAGAGTGTTCTCCGGGGGGATGGTCACCGAAGCTGAAGCCCCAGTGTTCCCGTAGGCTCCGCCCGAGGTGTAATACCTGCCGAACGGGGTCTGGTCGATGCCGTCATAACTCAACATCACCGGAGGAACGCGACCGGGAGGAGCGTATCCCGGCGTCTCCTTCCAGTGGACCCGGCATTCCTCCGGCACCAAATCCTTGATCTCGGTGATTTTCAAATACCCGTCGACATTCTCCCAATTGAGAACATTCGGACTATAACCAGCCCAAAAACCCTGAGATAGTGCCCGAATCATGTCGGTCCAAAGATTCTCGATTACATCCGTAATCAAGTCGGCAATCTCTGGATCTTCGCAGTCGATATGCCAGTCGATCTGATGAAGGATGAAAGAAAGAACACTGAGCGAAGCGTTGATCTGGTAGTGGTCCCTCATGGACCTGAAATCCGCAAGCGTCAACGCTCCCAGATCGAACTGCAACATCGCCCCGCCGGGAAGCGCCCCGTAGCTCATGTCGCGTCCCGCCCAGGCACCGAATTGGTCGCCGAGGATGGGCGCGTTCCTCGTCGGAACGCGTCGGTAGTCGCCACCCCGAGACGACTCCAGGACCAGAGGGTGGCCGTGTCGATCGAGAAGAGCCATTTCTTTACCTCCGATGGTGGTGGGGGAGCAGGGGCTTGCCCTGGTCGCCCAGCACGGCAGGATGATGCCGAATTGCCAATCTACCACTAGGAGAGGAAAGATTCATCGGCTGGGAAAGACTCAGGGTCCTCCTGCCGTAGCGGCGATCACCCATCAGAGTGTGAACCACGCCAGCAATTGCATCGGTAACGTCTTTGCTGCCCTGATCTGGGTGGTCAACCTTGGTGCCCAGGTCAACGAGTTCCGACAACTCTTTGACAATAATCTCCACGTTCCCGTGGACTCCGTCCTGTTCGCTTCGGATGTAGTACGGAGGGAAATTGATACGCCTGTCGTAGATTGCGTCCCGCAAATCGCTGTATGGAAGAAGCTGCCTATCGACCGATAGATACTCAACAGCGAATCTCTTGCGCTGGAACTGCTGCATTGAGTCGGTGCTCTGGAATCCATCGCAGGTAATCGTGGTCAGATTGAATCCGCGCTCGTCGCGCAGCGAGTAGATGAGCTGCCTAACGTCAGAAAGGAAAATCTCCGATCCCGGCATAGCCTTGATTCGGATCGCCATGTCGATAACAATCAACGGCTTCAGCTCGCCGTCAACCTCGATCATTTCCCTGATGTGACCCATGGCAAAACCCAAAGCATCGCCATCTCCGCTATAAGCGATGTCAAGATGCCCAACGCGCTGCAATTTGTCGGTCGCCCTGAACCATTGACCGATTCTCCCATCAGCGCCAACCGGCGACTCGGAACCGAACATGGCGACCCAACGATCCCTGCATTCAGTGATTCGGTCGACGAGGGAGATGTAGGGGTTGCCGGTCAGGGGAGGGATCCCGGCGAGATCCCGCAACGCCTTTTCTGGGTTCTGTTCAAATTGCTTGCGATAGAGTTCCGGCACCTCGATCAGGTGGCTCGGGCTTCCCATGATTGAGGCGATGCTGCCGGGAATGATCAAGCGACGCAGCGTGTCGTAGGTGAACACCTGGCCGCCGTCTTTGTCCTTGTAGAAATCCTTGCCCATCGACTCCCAGATTGAGAGCCGAACCGCGTAACAATCATCACGCCGAGAGAATTCGTTGTACTTGCGAGCCATGAACCCGTTGGCTCGCTTCATCTGCCCGATGACCAGCAGAAACCCACGATCTTGGAATCGACTGGTTATACGTGAGGAAATCGTCGTATAACCAACCTCGGCGTAGTCCTTGTTCTTGGTTACCTGATGTGAATCACCTTCGTCGAGGATCCCGCCGAGGATGTTGTATCCCTCGAACGTAGTTTCCTTGCTGTCGCCTGGGATGATCCAAATGTCCTTGGGGAACCTGATCTGGTTCTTGAACTTCTGATCGTGTTCGTATCTGGTCTTGAACCAAGGCGAGTGATTGATTCTCGCCTTCACGTCACCAAACACAACCTCAAGGGCCTGAGATTCGCTGGTGCTCATCATCATGAACGCGATTCGCGAACCGGGCAGGAGGTTGAAGAACCTTTGAGGATCCTTCAAGCAAAGGACCCAATGGGCCATATATGGGAGTACGACCGAGGCGATCGTGGTCTTGCCGATCCCGATTCCGCCGGTTACCAATCCCTCGGAAAATTGAGCGATCCTGAACCCGTCGACCTCGGATCCAAACATCTGTTTCATCTCTTGAAGGATTCTGGGGCGCAGCATTCCTTCGATGTCGAGGTATTCAGCGCCCAGGAATTCCTCGAATGTTGCCGGACGCTCTTCGAAGTCTGGATGGTTCTTGAGCCATTCAAGTTCGTCGTAGAGCGTCAATCTCATTCAACAACCTCTGCGTCCAAGATTTCATTTGGCTCGGGGATTTCGGGCTTTGCTCCGGTTAGCTGCATCATCACCATGTCTGGCGTGATGTCGCTTCGAGGAATGCCACGATTCTCAAGCTCCTTGACGGCATTCGCCATCATGACCTTCATGTTCGGGGCCACAACCGCAGTAGATCCGCTGCCCTGGTTAATCTGCAAAGCAATTTTGGGCGAGGAGAGAGAAGGGTCGATAAGCTTCGCCAGCTTCTCTCCGCCCTCGGCCATGGCCTTGAGAACCTTCGTCAGTTCGGGATCGAGTTTCTCGGTCTCCTGTTCCCAGCCGATGGCGGCTTCAGCCCTCTGCGCCTGGGCACTCAACACCGCACCGAGTCCGTCGATAATTTTGTCGGCGTCCCTAGTCTTGAAGTAATTAGCAAGATCCACAGTTTCAGCCTCCGGCAGGGTGCATACCCCACCATCGCGTGCCATTTTGCAAGAATCAAACAATGAACAGTAATCGCAGGCGATTTTGTCGCCGATCTTCGCTTTCGTCCGCTTACTGAACTTTGCCTTGGAGTCCGTAAGGCCAGACTTTGAATTTATAAACTCATCCGAATCCCAATTATTGGCGGCCCACGCCAACGAGCGAATGCCGAATCTGATTCGATCATCAGTGTTAGATTTCGCATCCGTTACGGAAACGCCGAGGGAATCAAACCAAATTCGATTCGTGATGAAGTTGGAAGAATGACATCTCTTGCCGTTGGGCAATACGACTTCGCTCATTCTCGCCCTGATGCAGGCATCGAAATCGAACGACCTGACCTTCGTGCTCAATGGCGATTTGTAACTCCCGGCCTCGAACAGATGCATTATCGCATGAGGGTTCATCTCTTGGACCTCCCCGATGACGCTCAGCACCCTGCGGCCCAACAGCGACTTCCTGTCTGGCACATTGATGATCACGATTCGATGCTCCTGGCCGACTCTGGGCCTGAAGAACGGGTCGACCGAATCGTCGTTCAGTTCCGAATCGACTTCAGCGACATTGCGCTCCGCAAACATTTCGAGATCCTCAATCGGGTCACCAAGATGCCAGACCGGGTAACAAGCCTTCGCGTCCTTGGGACCGGAACTCGTATGGTCATACTCGACGGCACCCTGCACCCCCACGACCATCGCTCGCCAGGGCAGGCCCGGCGGCGAGTGGTGCTGATGGAATGCGACCGGATTGACCGAATTCTTGATGATGGTGCCGCGATGCCAGACGTAGTTGCGGACACCTTCCTCGATGAAGACGTTGATGTTTCTGCGAAAATTGCGGAACCAAACTTCTGTTTCCATGCCAAGGGAAGATAGTCGCGCCGAGCGCCCGATCGCGACGGGAGAAGCGACCCGACCAGTTCTGGCTAGCCCTGAGGCCGTCGTGGTACGATGTCGCCTCCCGAGGCAATCCCCTGGGGAGCGCCCGCCCGCGCAGCAGCACAGGAGGTGGCATATGCCAGTCACCCCGTCACGGACAGACGATGTGGCCAAGCAGATAGCCAGCAGATTCATCGCCCGCAAGGACGCCAAGGCGATCCAACGCAAGAATGGGAATTACAGCCCGGTCAGGAAAGACCAATGGGATTCGAATAGTGAGTTGATCCCATGGACCATGGGCGACCTGCGGAAGCACCTTTCTGGTGAGTCTAGTTACGGACACTACCTGGTGTCAAAAGAAAATAAAGCGAAACTGTTCGCGTTCGACCTGGACTTGGACAAGACCGGCAAAGACGAAGACGGCAATGATGTCGCTCCGAGAGACATATGGAGCGGCCCTGAATCTGAACAGAAAATCCAATACCGCAAGCAGTTGAGGGCACTTGGTGAAGGCCTGGCCTGGAGGGCCAGGCGGCTCTTGGACATACCCATGGCGGTCGCCTACTCGGGCAATAAGGGTGTTCATGTATACGGATTCACCGGGGAGATGGACGCCGCCGAGATCAGGCAAGTCGCCACGGAATTTCTATCAAGTTCAGTTTACGAACGCGTCAACGGCGAGAACTTCTGGAAGCACACTCACGCCTACCAGCACCTCACGATAGAAGTATTTCCAAAACAGGGTTCCATCACTGGAGAAGGCTTCGGCAATCTGATGAGATTGCCGTTGGGCAAGAATGCCAAGGGCGGAGAATCATTCTTTCTTGATTCGCTGGCCCCGATCGAACAGATGCTGCCCATGGACCCCATGGAGGCACTCCTGAAAGGCACGCTCCGTGGGTGAACTTCTCGACAGACTGCATCGCAATTTGGGAACCCAAATCGAAAGCAACGAGGAGAAGCCAAAGACCTGGGATGACGAATGGCTCATCAAGCCGGAAGACATCAAATCCGATCAACAATTCAACGACATCACCGATGAAATCAAATCGAGGATTGGGATCGTTGACGCTTACCGCTCTTGGTGCGGGAAAATGGAACCCAAGGGGAGCGGCAAGAGGACCGAATCCATCATGGTTTCGTGCCCCAACCCGGCACACCCGGACGCAAACCCAAGCGCATGGCTCAATTCCGATAAGAATGTTGGGAATTGCGCGACCTGCGGCGGGTTCGATGCGTTTGACATTTGGGCATGGAACAACGGGTTCAATGTCCCAAGCTACCGATCAAGCGAATTCAACAAAGTTGTAGAAGGCATCGCGCTTGAATTGGGGATGGAGATCCGCAGGTCCGGCGGGATCACCTACATCCACGAAGAATCAGAAGACGAAGACGGGGATGTTCTCACTCCCGCTCCCGCTCCCGCTCCCGCTCCCGCTCCCGCCGACGGGCCATCGAACGACGACCTCGCCGTCGAGCCATTGAAACTTGCGGAAGTCACTCCCATCGGGGTTGAGGAAGAGAAGCTGCTGAGCGATTCACCGCCGATTGAATGGCGAAAGTTGCTAGGCGACGACTCAACTTTCTTGCTCGCCTGGATGAAGCAGTGCTGCGGAGATGACCTGCCGGAAGAATTTTACTTCTGGCTTGGCCTCACGGCACTCGGATCGGCGCTCGGCAACAGTGTCCAGCTCAGCGATTTCACTCCGGTTCGCGGAAATCTGATGATCTGCCTGGTTGGCCCCTCCGGCATGGGGAAGAGTAGATCGACCAAGGTCATGAAGCGTCTCCTGAAGGAGACTTTCCCATGGGACCCGTCTCTCGGCGGAGTGAAGATGGTTGCCGAACCGGCCTCCGGGGAAGCCCTGGTCAGAGAATTCAATTGCCCTCAGCATGATCCGACCAACCCTTCGGTTGTGATTGGATACACGCCAGTTCGCGGCATGGTCCAAATCGACGAGCTGGCAGCCCTCACTGAACGATCATCGCGGCTTGGGTCGACGTTGAAGACCAGCATGATGCAGATGTTCGATACTGACGAGGAGGTTGGTTCGGTTTCGATTACCGGAGGGTCGAACACGGCGCGAGATCACTTTCTGCAAGTCGTGGCCACCACCCAACCAAGGCTCGTCAGCTCTCTGCTCAGCAACCGAGACGCCATGTCCGGCTTTGTGAATAGGTGGGTGTTCATCACCGGGAAGCCCAAGAAGATGGTCGCGTGGGGTGGATACTCGGCGAACGTCACGACACTGGTCCCGCTGCTGAAGGATGTGAGGGTATGGGGTGGCAACAAGAGGATCGGACTCGATGCTGACGCTCAAAGAATTTGGGCCGACTTCTTCCACGACGCACTAGTGCCGCTGAAACTTGACGAGGACAGCCCATCGTTCGGCCGCATCGACCTCCTGTTCAAGAAGTTGATGCTGCTATTTGCCGCCGACCAGAGGAAGCAGACGGTTGACGCGAGGATCATGAACCAGGTCCTGAGCCTTTGGCCCTACTTGAGGTACGTCTATCAATTTGTTGGCGAGCGGACTGAAATCTCCGACGACATCAGGTCACAAAAGGAACTAGAGCAAAAGCTCCTGACGATTGCCCGGCTCCATCGGAACCAGACGGGGAAAGACCCATCGTTCAGGGACATCTATTCAAGGATGGGCAGGAAGGACAGAAACGGAAACGCAAGAAAATCTTACATGGACGCAATCAAGGTCTTGATTCAGACTGGCGAGCTTGAGGAATGGCCAGACAGAAAGAATGGTGCTGGCAGGCCAACAATCAGATACGCCGTGACAATTCCAAAGAATGAAGTTATCGAACTGTAAGGAGATTCAATGAGAATGATGGACACCCCCGCCTACAAACAAAAAGGCAAGGCGACGCCGGGCCACATCCACGACAACCTGGATCCATTTGGTGAATCAACCTTCACAAGAGAACAGTTGATGAGGATGAGGGAATCCGACACCCCGCCAGAAAACGGACTCCAGCGCGTGAAATCAATTTCTGGATTCAAAAACTGATCAAGGATTCACGAACGCCGTTGGGGTGCAACGAATCTTGATTTCGTCGGTAGCAAAAACGTCACCGAAAATCTTCCAACGGCGAACCCAGGTGCCCGGGACATCAAGCACGAACGTGACTTCGTACTTTCCGACAGCAATCTTCACTGGGGTAATTTCGACTTCAAGACCGTTCGGGTTCTTTGTTTGCAAGACGATCTCGCTCGGGTCAAACAACGAACCCGAACGGTCAATCACCTCAACACTGCAAGTAACGCCATCGCCGAGCTGATATGTCGCAAGCGACAGAGACATGCTGAACCCCTATTTCTGATTCGCTGCGACCAGCAGGCGCGATGGAAAATCCGTAGATTCGATTATGACCGAAGTGTCGTCCAGATGGTCAACAGTTCTGCTTGGTAGGTCCCAAACATTTATCGAAATTGAGCATTGATCCGTCGTGGCGAGAATTGCTCGCACCGAATCGGTTGCAACAAGCTCGACCTCCAGCAGCGACGAAACCAAAGCCGAGCCACTGATTGCAGCCGATAGTGGGCCAAGCGGGATGACAACATTCCCGCTATTGATTGGCAGGCCCGAAAAGTTTCCGGTAAGGCTTGCAAGTTGATTCTGGGACTGACCAGCGATTCCCTGCTGGCCCGCAGACGAAGCCAATGCGCCGTCAAGTTGCCCAGACAGTGTTCCAGCGATTGTCGGAGCCACAAAAGTGCCCGATGCGGAAGCTGATCCGTTTTCAAGCTGGCTGGCGAGAGAACCTTCAACCGCTACGCCACCACCGGAGGAAACCGAAACGCCGCCGAGGGAGCCGGAAAGATTCCCAACGAAAATCTGATCACCGGACGCCGAAATTGACGGATTGTCAATTGCCGCCGATGCGATCCCGGACAATCGCTCGATTCCAACGATTGTCGTCGTGCAGCCGACCGTTGAAGTGAACTGACCTGGAATGTCCAGGGAGCCAGATGCGACGCACTGGATATCACCCAGCAATTCCGAGATTGAACCCTGGAAATATTCAAATCCCGAAGAAGTAATCGTCGAGTCGCCGAGGGAGACCGCAACGGATCCAGAGATCGTTTGAGATCCAGAAGAAGTAATCGTTGAATCGCCGAGGGAGACCGCAACAGATCCAGAGATCGTTTGAGATCCAGAAGAAGTAATCGTCGAGTCGGCGAGGGAGACCGCAACGGATCCAGAGATCGTTTGGGATCCAGAAGAAGTAATCGTCGAGTCGCCGAGGGAGACCGCAATGGATCCAGAGATCGCTTGAGATCCAGAAGAAGTAACCGTCGAGTCGTCGAGGGAAACCGCAACGGATCCCGAGATCGTTTGAGATCCAGAAACTGTTGGACCGTTGTAATAAGAATAAATAATCGAAAGATCGGATGAAGAAAGAGCTGTTGCAAAAGTTGCAACGGGCATTGGAGATTCGGCATCGAGATCAGTACCGGCAGCAAGGTTGGCACTGTTGCCAAATCGCAACGATGTCCCGGTCTCGTCGTTCCCGGTTCTAAGTGAAGTTGCCCCAAGGTTGACTCCCGAAGGAGTTACCGAAAATGCCCTTACCGTCGTTGGCGTGACGATTGCACCGACAAGGTTCAATGCGCCAGGAGTTACCGACACCGAAGAAGTGGTTACCGATGACGTTCCATCGCTGACGACCACGCGAGCCGATGTTGTTCCGGCAAGCTCGACCTGTACGCCCTTTGTGGAAGAAGCGTCCCTGGTGGTAACCACCACATTGCCAGCGACCTGCGTCGCCCAGGGTCTGATAAGCGATGCAATGGTGCATGAATCCGATGCGCCAAGAGCCGGAGTGGTGGTCGAACTCGCGTAATCGTCGGTTCCGACAAGGATTGTCGGACTCCGAACGACAGCGGTCTTGATGCCAGACGTTGATCTTCCAATTGAATACGTGGAACCAGAAATAGGGTCGACGTAGCCGGTTTGACCGCAATGAGACGCATCGAAAGTGATCGAAGGGGAACCATCAATCACTGATGCCATCTGAGCTGCTACGACATTGGTTCCCGCCTGCGACAAGTTGCCGCCGTTGTAATAAGATCCAATGCCGAATCCAGTTGTTATCGCCCAAACTGAGCGAGTATTGCCGGCGCTGGTTGTCCCAAGCTGAGTCCAGCCAGAATTCGATGCGACATCGGCAGCGGCGGTGGCGTAGGTCGTGGCCTTGGTAAAGAACTTCGCCTGACCCAAAGCCTTATCCCAGGTGGCTCGAACCGCCCACAAGGAGCCGTCGGCGAACCCCGTGGCGACACTGCTCGTTGGCGAAGCAAAGCCGACCCCGTCAGACCAAGTAAGGCGCAGTTGTCCGCCAGTGAGAACCTGCAAAGTCGAATGACCGTTTACGGCGGCGGACAGCCCCTTCGACAGGAGAATCATGTTGCCGCTCGGAGTCCAGTCGACAAGAGCGATTGCAATTCGATAATCAAATTGAATTGCAGAATCGAGCGCCGTTGTAGCTGAACCGGCGATATAGGAACTGGTGCCAGTGAATCTTACTGAAGGCGAAATTGCATCCAGAAGGGTTGGCGAATTCGCACTCAGCCCAAATGAAAGCTGAGAAGCTACGGCGCTGGAGCTGTCGAATAGGCCCGTCTGGCTCGCCCCGGAGGCGACATCGAACCAAGAGGTTGGGGAATAGGCCGTCGGTGGGACAACCCCAACAGGACCAAGAGCTTTCGACAGGCTTCCAGAGATCGTCGGGGCGACGTGGGTGCCAGAGATCGTCTGGGAG